TCGCAAAGTCAATATCTGACAGATCAGGACAAGAATTTCCATATAGAGAAATGGTTAAAGAATGGAATGGTTCATTAGTACATATATCAGAATTTGAAAAAAAACATCCTCAACTAGATCCAAAACCACACAGAGCAGATCCTGTAGCATTATACAATTCTAGACCACAAAGAGCTGCACCTGTTGTAGTTTATCTTGATCCTGCTCTTTGGCCAGGACAATTTACATCTGATGGTATGCGACCCTCTACAGATGCTAATGAAGAAAATAACAAAAGACGGTTACAGTCAACTATAGGGAGTGTTACAATAAGTATATCATGACGTTTGCTGAATTATTACAAAAGGTAAGAGATTATACAGAAGTTGGAAGTGCTGTTCTAACTGATTCTATTTTACAATCAATGATTAGAGATGCTGAGCTTCGTATTTTTAGAGAAGTTGATGCAGATTATACAAGAGAATATGCAACAGCAAATTTACAATTAAATTCACCTTATTTAGATTTACCTAATGCTCCAGGTACTTCATCAAGAACTTCAATTATAGTTAGGTCTGTTTTAGTTTTTGATTCTACACAAACTCCAACGACAAAAGAATATCTTGAAAAAAGAGACACTAGTTTTATATTTGAGTTTAATTCAACAGAGGCTACAGGAGTGCCAAAATACTATGCTAATTGGAAAGAAACTACAATCATTATGGCACCTGCACCAAATGCTCAATACAAAGTTCAATTGAGCTATATATATTCACCTGATGCCTTAACATCTACGAATACTGAGACCTATTTATCAAAAAATGCTCCTGATTTGTTATTTAATGCAGTAATGGTTCAAGCTTATGAGTTTTTAAAAGGACCGATGGATATGTACAAAATCTATTCAGACAAGTATAATGTATCTATACAAAGTTTTGCGTTGGAGCAAATGGGCAGAAGACGTAGAGATGAGTACACGGATGGGGTGCCAAGGGTTAAAATACCTTCACCTTCACCCAACAATTAAAATTTATAAGGAGAAATTAACATGGCAATTACACAAGCAGTTTGCAACAGTTTTAAGAAGGAAATTTTAGAAGGAGTTCACGATTTAGAAAATGGTGGTGATGTTTTTAAACTAGCATTATACAAATCTACTGCAACATTAAGTGCAGCAACTACAGCTTACATTACAGGAGGAGAAGTATCTGCTTCTGGTCAGTATGCTGCAAAAGGTGGAACTCTTGCTTCACAACAAACTTCATTAGCAACAGGCGGAGTCGCAATTGTGGACTTTGCAAATTTATCTTTCACTGGTGTAACTCTTACAGCAAGAGGTGCATTAATCTATAACTCAACTGAGGCTAACAAAGCAGTTTGTGTTCTAGATTTTGGTGCAGATAAAACTGCAACTTCTGGAACTTTTACAATTCAATTTCCAAACTTTACATCTAGCGCCGCTATATTAAGAATCGCATAATTTAACAGGAGGGCCTGATGGCAGATATTACAGTACAGGTATCGTCAGCAGGCCTTAATGCTTATGGAACCAACGCTTATGGTGTTGATACCTATGGTGGTAACAATCAACCTTCAATTCAAACACAATCTGTAGACGCATTCAATGTATCAGGTTGGGGCGGACAAAATTGGGGTTTTGCTCTATGGGGTGAACTTAATGATGTAACTGTTTCACTAACAGGCCTTACAACTTTACAAACATCCACAGGAGATGAAGCTGCTACACCGAATCAAGGTTGGGGTAGATTAACATGGGGATCAATTCCATGGGGTCAATCGTTTGAAAACATAACTGTTGCTGTTACAACTCCAGGAACAGGAACTACATGGGGTTCTGATACTTGGGGAGATGCAGGATGGGCTCAAATAACAGGTATGGATACAGATCAAGGATCTGTTGATACTCAAATAGACGTTGCACCTTCAGTTACTGGACAACAATTAACTGGTACAACAGCTTCAGCAGTGGCTGGAGCTAGTGCTGAGGTAAGCCCAACTGGTTTACAATTACAAACATCTTTAGGTAATGAGTTTGCAGGTGAAAATGTTATAATTGAAGTTTCTTCTCCAATGAATGATGAATGGGGAACTGAAACTTGGGGCGCAGGTCAATGGGGCAAAGGTGATGGAGTTACAGTAATTATTGGACAAGAAACTGTAACAGGAGATGCTAACGTAACAGTATCTGGATCACAAGGTGCTTTATCTTTGGGTACAATAGAAGTTCCTGTGGTAATTGATTCAGGCGTTTCTAGTACATCTTCAGTAGGAACAGTTTTTGCAGGAGAACTAGTAGAAGTTCAAGTCACAACAGCTTCAGCAACATCGTGGGGTGATGCTCCTTGGGGAGAAGGTCAATGGGGTCAAGGTGAAGGTACTGATATAGGAATAGGTGGAGAAGAGGTAGTTGTTCCTTCGGTAGATGCTCCTGTAACAGGCGAAGTAGCAACTTTTTCAATTGGAACAGAAACAATAACAGGACACGCTAATGTAACAGTTAGTGGTCAATCTTTGGCTATATCATTAGGTGATGAAGATGCCTTTACAAACGTAAGAATAAACGCAACAGGATTAAGCGTAGGAACTATACAAATTGGCGATTTCTTAGCAGGAATTAGTGATACTGCATTACCTACAGGAGTGACAATGACACCAACAGCTGGTACAATAGGGCTAAATGCATGGGAGATTGTTGACCCTGGAACAAGTCCAACTTGGACGGTAGTTGACAAGGCGGCTTAATAGAAATAAAATTATAACAATTATAAAGGATAAAAATTATGGCATCAAGTTATTCAACAGATTTAAAACTAGAGCTAATGGTAACAGGGGAAAACTCTGGTACATGGGGCGATAAAACAAATACAAACTTAAATTTAGTACAACAAGCAGTAGCAGGATTTGAAGCGATTGATTGCGCTTCATCTAACGTTACACTTGCTATGACTAATGGAACAATATCAAACGCTAGAAATGCTGTACTTAAACTTACAGGAACTTTAGCAGGTACAAGAGTTGTTACTTGTCCAGATGGGATTGAAAAAACTTACATTGTACAAGACGCAACAACTAGATCTGGAAACACTTTAACTTTCAAAACAGCAGGTGGTACAGGTGTAACTTTAGTAGAAGGAAAAACTCATGTAATTTACGTTGATGGCACAAATGCTATTGATGTATTTTTTTTAAAAGATGTTGTTGAAGATACTACACCTCAATTAGGTGGTAATCTAGATACAAATTCTTATAATATTATTATTGATGATGATCATCATATTGTTGATGAAAATAGTAATGAGCAGTTGACTTTTCAAACAACAGGTTCAGCAGTAAACAATACACAACTTACTAACGCTGCAACAGGAAACGCTCCTGATATCGCAGCAATTGGTGGTGACTCAAATGTTGATTTAAAATTAACTCCAAAAGGGACTGGAAGAATTACTTTCAACGGTGGGGGAAAAATTCAACAAACAGCTGAAAAAGTTACAACAGAAGCAACAGCCGCTACAGGAACAATTAATTATGATGTTCTTACACAAGCAGTTTGGAATTTTACATCCGATGCCGCAGCGAACTGGACATTAAATATAAGAGGAAATGGTTCAACTGCATTAAATGCAATTATGGACACTGGAGAATCAATCACTATAGCTCACATTGTTAAAAATGGCTCATCAGCTTATTACAATAATGTTGTTCAAATTGATGGATCATCAGTAACTCCTGAATACCAAGGTGGAGCAGCTCCATCTGCGGGTAATGCAAGTTCATTAGATGCGTATTCATATACAATAATTAAGACTGGAGATGCAGCATTCACAGTTTTAGCATCTCAAACACAGTTTGCGTAATAAACTAGGAGGAAAGGGATTATGCCAATATTAGGAAGCTTTGGAGCAGCCTCAGCAAGAGGACTTGGATTAACATCAGGAGGTAAAGGACCTTATAATGTTGATTTCGATCTCGCAGCAGGCGGTGGATCTGGCGGAGGGGCTGGAGGTGCTGGAGGTGGCGGAGGCTACAGACAATTCACAGCTAAAGAAGTAAACCCTGGAGATACAGTTACTATCACCGTAGGTGGTGGTGGCAGTGCTCCTGGTGGTAATGCTGCTGGAATTCAAGGATCTAATTCACAAATAGCATGCCCAGGTGGTTTTGGTACATTGACCACAACAGGCGGAGGAAAAGGCGGCGGTCACGGCAGTGGAAGACCAGGTGGTCCCGGCGGATCTGGAGGCGGTGGTTATGCAGCTGGAGGCGGAGGCGGAAACGCAGGAGGATACTCTCCGTCTGAAGGAAACAGCGGAGCCCCAGGCGGATCTGGAGGCGGCGGCGGAATTGGCGGATCAGGATCTGGAGGATCTGGAGGATCAGGCACAACAACAAATTATTTTGCAAATCCCGTATGTGCAGGTGGACAAGGCCAAGGTGGTGGTGCAGCAGGACCTACTAACCAAGGTAAAGGAGGAGCATCCCCTCACGCAGCACAAGGTAGTGCTGGTGGTGGAGCTGGTGGCCCTGGAGTTGTTGAATTAAGAGTTTTAACAAAAGACTATACAGGAACTACAACAGGTTCCCCTACTGTACAAACAGACGGTGATTACACTGAATTAAGATACACAGGATCAGGGAGTTACACAGCGTAATGAAACATTTTGCAAAACTTGATAGTGAAAATATTGTAACAGAAGTTATCACAGTTGCAGATCCATCATCTCCTGATGAGGCAACAGGTGTTGCATTTTTAAAATCTTTATATGGAGACGATACAAATTGGAAACTTACAGATATTGAAGCTCATGCAGGTTCAGGATTTAGAGCTAATTATGCAGCTGTAGGCGGAAAATATAGGGAGGCTGAAGATGTATTTACAGGTGAGCCTTCTGAATTTCCAAGTTGGGCTTTGAGCACAACAACTTGGTTATATGAATGTCCAGTGCCTAGACCTGAAGATGGCAATGATCATGTATGGAACGAAGGTGCTCAAACTTGGGACGTAGTATAAATATTTTTCTTTAAAAAATCATACGTTGAGTCATTTTCTTTAGCATACTGATACCATCTATCTTTTTGATTTTTTAATATTCTTGCAGATCTTTTAAATTGCATCTTCCAACTCAAAAAGTTATTATCTATTTGTCTTGCTACAACGGTTTCTAAATTAGTAGGTGCCCAATTCATCCCTGCAGCAATAACATGGATACCATTATCTAAACTAAATTTATATTCAAAATTTTTAATACTGACAACTTTTTCTATTCCGTTGGTGATACTTCCATTTCTTTTTAACAGATTGTTAATCCACTGTTTTTCAAACAAACTTTTCCAATAAGGAGTATCAGTTCTCTGTGATAAAGCGTAGTGCAAAGCTACAAAATCAGCAAAATTATAAAACATCTGACTGCACGTATGATTAAAATTATCCTTATCAAATTGGGATGTTTTTCCTCTATGTAAAGCTCTTACTAATTCGAGTAAAAATTCATGCACAGTATATAAACCATTACTTTCTAAAGGTTCAATAAAACCTGCAGATAAGCCTATTGCACACACATTTTTAACCCATAGCCTTTCATGAATACCTACCCGCATATCTATGTGTTTAAATTTAAGTTCTTCTGGTCTATATCCTTTTTTATTTAAATGACTTTTAAACTCTTTTAATGCTTTTTCTTTATCAACAAATTTACTTGAATAAACATATCCACTTCCAATCCTACTCCAAAGAGGAATTCTCCAAACCCATCCATTTTCTATAGCTGTGCAATCTGTATAATTAAAAATTTCTTTCTTCTTATCTTTGTATGGTAGATGAACAGCCCAAGCTGAATCATTAGGAAGTAAATCAGAAAAAGAAGTAAATGGTTCTTTAAGAGTTTCTTTTAATAAAAGTGATTTGAAACCTGTGCAATCAATAAATAAGTCAGCTGTATATTTTTTATTTAAGGACTTAATACCTGTTTCATCATGCTCTATATCTGTAATTTCTTCTTTAATATTTTTTACACCTCTAGGAATACAAAAGTTATCTTTTAACCATAAACCAAACTGTGTTGCATCAAAGTGAAATGCTGTATGTTTATGAAATTTATATTCTTGTATTGTTTCAGGTTTGTTGTAACTTAAAGTGTTAGCACGCACCATTCCTAAACTTGGGTATAAAGTTTCTGCATAATCAGATTGAGGTTGAGGATCTACCATTTGTTTTAACCACCAGTCATTCTCTCCTACAGGTAGCCTATTTATTACTGGATCACCAAAAGGATAATGAAATGATTCTCCTTTTTTATAAAAGTCATTAAACTTAATACTTAGTTTGTATGTACCATTACATTTGGATAAAAATTCTTTGTCATCTATTTCTAATAAAGAACTCCAACCTCTTATAAATTGTAAAGTGCTTTCACCAACACCTACAATTGGAATATTAGGACTTTCAATAACAGTTATTTTTTTATCAGGAAAACATTTAATAAGAGTAGCAGCTGTCATCCAACCAGCGCTTCCTCCACCTAAAACTATAATACTTTTATTTTCTGTAGTCACTAGTAAATTCTCCTTTCTCCCCATCTCCAAAATAATTAAAATTAATATTTACTCTATAATTTTTATCAGTGCAGGATGTGCTTGCATGCATTTGAAAAGGATCAAAAAACAGAGCTCTATTTTCAATTGAAGGAACAAGTTTATCATTTATAAAAGTTCCTCCGTTACAAGTGTTAATAGATAGAATCATACCATTT